GTTTGGCTTTTCAATCCCGCCCCCACTCCCCCGTGAATTGGTAGAGACACCGTTCTGGGAACGGTATCCTTCTCGGTACTTGGAGAAGGATGGGGTCGCCACATTTTCAGATGTGGCATATGTAACTGAACAACATGAGCAATGGCTCACTGAAGATTACTTTCCAGTAGTTGCTCAAATTAAACGTAATCCAAGGTATTTGAACAAACGTATAGTTGACCCACAAATTAAGTGTTTTGTGGATGAGGATCAAGTTGATGTGCCAAGCACTTGGGGTTTACCAACCCCAAATGCAGAGGCGTCGTACAAATCTTTGGCTAAGTATGCCAAAGATGTACTATCCTTGAGTGTGAAAGAAGTGGAGGCCATGAATAGAGCGTGGGAATGGACTGCGCGCCATTTTGGAGTTTATATGCAGAATGCGCGAGTGATAGATTATGTCACTGCGAAGATGCATTTAGATTTGTCCACATCAAGTGGAGCTCCTTTTAATTTACATTATCCTACGAAAAGGGAATTGTTTGAAAAGGATGAATGTATAGATGAATGGCTGGAAGAAGATTGGTTTCGTATGGCTGAAGACCCTTTGTGGTCATGTTTGTTTACAAATTCTCTAAAAGAGGAGTTACGTTTGGACGAGAAAATGAAAGAAAATTCTATTAGAACTTTTCTCTCCGGAGGTGTTGACGCCGTTGTGCATGGCACTCGTCTTTTTGTTGATATGAATGAAAAGATGTACGCAGCACATCTTAAAAGTGCTTCTGCGGTAGGCATGAGCCCTTATTACGGAAATTGGAATAAATTATATGAAAAATTAAATGTTTTCCGTAAAGGATATGCGTTGGATGAAAGTCAGTATGATTCATCTTTGCGCAATTTTCTTATGTGGGGTTGTGCACGATTGCGTTTTAGTATGTTGCGACCAGAAGATCGAACTTTGGCCAACATGCGTCGAATTCAAATATATTATAGAAATCTCGTGAATACTTTAGTTATTGGTCCTGATGGAGTTATTGTT